CCAAACCTCAAGAAAGCCAATGTCCAACAAGAGTGGACAAAGGAAGAACTTGAGGAATACGCTCGTTGTATGAAAGACCCGATTTACTTTATCCAACACTATATTAAGATTGTTTCGTTGGATGAAGGTCTGGTGCCATTTAAGCTATATGATTTTCAGAAAGAGATGGTGGGAACATTCCACAAAAACCGTTTTACGATATGTAAACTCCCTAGACAGTCTGGTAAGTCAACAACAATTATTGCCTATCTTCTTCATTATGTCTTGTTTAATCCTTCCGTAAATGTTGCAATTCTTGCAAACAAGGCGGCAACTGCTCGTGACCTTCTTGGACGGTTGCAGTTGGCTTATGAGCATATGCCTAAGTGGTTACAACAAGGCGTAATGTCTTGGAACAAAGGTAGTTTGGAGTTAGAAAATGGTTCAAAAATATTGGCATCTTCTACTTCTGCAAGCGCTGTTCGTGGTGGGTCTTATAACATTATCTTCTTGGATGAGTTCGCCTACGTTCCAGCAAATGTTGCTGAACAGTTCTTTTCCTCTGTGTACCCCACAATTTCCTCTGGTAAAACTACAAAGGTAATGATCGTTTCCACTCCACATGGTATGAATATGTTCTACAAATTGTGGACAGATGCAGAAGAAGAGAGGAATGAATATGTGCCTATTGAAGTACATTGGAGCGAAGTTCCAGGCCGTGATGAGGAATGGAAAAAACAGACAATCAAAAACACCTCAGAAGCTCAGTTCAATACAGAATTTGAATGTGAATTCCTTGGTTCAATTGACACACTTATCAGTCCCGGCAAATTACGAACACTTGCTTATCGAGCACCAGTAAGCACGAATGCTGGACTAGATGTTCACATTCATCCCGAAGAAGGACACACATACTTTCTATCGGCAGATGTTTCTAGAGGAACAAAAAATGACTACTCAGCATTTACAGTTATTGATGTTACTGAAATACCATACAAGATTGTTGCGAAGTATAGAGACAATGAGATCAAACCTCTACTATTCCCTAGTAAAATCTATGATGTAGCACGAGCATACAACCAGGCATATGTTTTGATAGAGGTAAACGACATAGGAGAACAGGTAGCAAATACTCTACAGTTTGACTTAGAGTATGACAACCTTTGTATGGCTTCCATGCGTGGCCGTGCAGGCCAAGTCCTTGGCGGGGGGTTCTCAGGGGGCAGAGCGCAATTGGGGGTAAGAACGACTAAGGCTGTCAAAAAAATAGGCTGTTCTAATCTGAAGCAGATGGTTGAGGATAATAAACTTATCGTAGAGGATATTGATGTTATTAGTGAATTGTCAACCTTTATTGTAAAAGGGGCATCCTTTGAAGCAGATGATGGATGTAACGATGATCTGGTGGCATGTCTGTTTACTTTTGCATGGGCCACAGACCAAACATATTTCAAAGAACTAACAAATATGGACATGCGACAGACTATGATGAAAGAACAACAAGAGGCACTAGAACAAGACATGGCTCCTTTTGGTTTTGTTGTAAATGGATTAGAAGACGAAAACATAGGTGAGGTGGTTGATGAATATGGAACAAGATGGAATCCAGTTGTTAGAGACTACGGAAGTAACTGGTAATATATTTGACACATATCCAGATTTCGTAGAAGACGATACGAGAAAAGATAGAAAATTTGGGTATCAAATAAGTGCAGATTTCTTGAACAAAAGATACGCTGCACTTCTACCACCGTATATTATACGAGATAAAACAGTTCTTGATCTGGGGGCTGCAATTGGTTCTGCTGGTGCGTGGTGTTTGCATTATGGGGCAAAACACTATACTGGTGTGGACTCTCACTTTTCAGAAATAGCAAATCGAAACCTAGACAAATATTTTTATCCCACAAAATGGCAGTGGGTAGAAATGAATGTAGAGGATTACTTAGAAAAGTGCCCCCTAGAGTATGATGTGGTTCTCATGGCTGGTATCATATATTATTTTGATGATCATAATGAACTGTTAAAAAAGGTCAACGGCAAGACCATCATAATAGAGACAGACAATGTACCTTGCACTTTATATAAACCAAGAAAATTAGAATGGGAAACCGAGGCGAAACCAAGAAAGTTCGAGCCAAAAAGATACTATGACAAAGTTTTACATAAGTATACCTATGATGATTTTCCAGAAAGAACAGGTAGACTTCTTTTACCAGAATTTTACAATGATGATTATAGGATAATTTATTGCTATGAAACATGAACTTGTATTTTGGTCTGGTGATTTTTCTAATCGGATAAGAGGGTGGGTAAAAGATAGATATCCACTTTTCCTTCAAGAATGGGATCAAGCCATAGAAGAAGAAAATCAATACACTATACGAAGTGGACACAAACCATTTAATCATGGCACGTTGATAGATCGTTCTGGTGTGGATGAGTTTACCTTTCATTCAAAGACTTGTGTTGGTTGGATTCCTTTTCAAAAATATCGTAAGAAAAAATTTTCAGACTGTATGTTTGAGACTGCTCAGTTGATAGCAAATAAAGGAAAGACCATAGACTTTTTCTGGTCTGGTGGATTGGATAGTAATGCAGCCTTACTTGCATTTGATGAGATAGGTGTACAAAAACAACTACGTGTTATTATGGGAGGCCGCATGGAGTCGCCTGAGTTGTTTGAAAAAATAGTGAAAGGTAGAATGGAGTATGTTTGGGATGAAACAAGTACGCAAGCAGAATTATATGGATTGGCTAGACCAGATGAGCATGTGCTTTGCTCTCTAGGAGAGTGTGATCCTATGTTCGGGTGTAAGTCAAACTTTGCTGGAAGGGGTGTTGTGGTAGACGATCTTTTTGATTGTTGGAACACAAAACGCAGATACTACAGTTCACATAATACTTGGCGATATGTAACAAATTTTAATAAAGATTGGGTTGACCTTGATAATTATATGCCGTTTGTCATGCAGCCTCCGATAGAGAAATGGTTGTGTAACCATGTAATTGCAGACAATATGGTGTACTACGATCTCACAGATGATGGGTGGGGAGATTGGTATAAAACAGGCGAAGCACCAAATGCACCTAGTCAGGAACACTACAAGAAATGTAAAATGATGATACGAGACTTCATCTACCAAATAACTGGTGACAGATATTTAGCATACGAGCAACCGAAGGTCGCAAGTGGATTGAGATTAAGCACAGAGAAACCACTAAGAGTTCTTGCTATCACAGGAGATGGGCAGATTGTGACTCACAAAAATTTTAATGGGTTTCATTGGCCAGACTACATGGTGTCTTTTTGACGCAGCTGCTATGTTAAAAAGACATGCCATTTTTGCATACCTATCGTATATATAGTGGCGCAATGTTGCATTGCACAATTTTCAAAAATAGGAGAAAGAAATGTCCACGATGACAATGGTTCACTTCGCATGTGATGTATGTGAAGCTGTCCGAAATGTAGCGGTAAAGATTTGTAAGGAAATTTGGTATCAATGTCAGGTTTTTGGTTATGCACGAGCTGCTGGTGAACTATCAAGAAAGGGTCTTCATCAGGAAGCAAAGGAACTTATGTTGTATTGCTCAAATCCAAACAAAGATAAAGGGTAGTACATAAAGAGGCCATCCAAGGTATACCGAGTGTAGGGATACCACCATTGGATTGGCTCCCGATATCTTAGCGGCTGTAAACGAAGATAACGCTACAGGTGGCGTTATCATGGAGATGACGCCGAAATACAAAACAAATAGGTGAGCATAAATCGGTGTTATGCCTATATCAATCAGAGTGGGGGCTGCAATAATTGCTACAATTAGATATGTGCTACTTGTCGGCATCCCCATTCCCAAGACGATGCAAAGAATAGCTACCAACATTAAAATAACTATGGTGTAACCACCAGAGATATCCATAATAAAAGAAGATATTCTAATATTAAGAGCAGTCTGATCCATAACACCTATGATCAGACCTATTGCGGCTGATAGTATAATTAGGCCGCTCATTGCTTTTGTTATTGCTGGAAGAAGGGGGGATAGGGAATTGGGTTTTACGGTTTCCCTATCCCCTCCTTTTATCTTTGGCACATTTAATAAAAGAACAGCATAAAACGCTACAGCTGGTAGAATAGCTACCAGCACAACATCCCAATACGATATCTGTAAAATCTCTGCCATGAGAAATGCAGCTGCACCCATAATCGGTGGCATGAGTTGACCACCAGTAGATGCAACTGCTTCATATGCAGCTGCACGAACTTTTGAATATCCACAACGTATCATTAGTGGTATGGTAACTTGACCTGTGCTCATAACATTAGCGACAGCGCTACCCGACACACTGCCAAAGACCGCTGAAGACAGTATGGCAACTCTCGCAGGCGAGTCCACACGATTCGTAATGAACTGAACCAATTTGTCAATTATTCCAAAGTACACCAATAGTTGACCTATGAGTACAAAGACAAAGACAACTCCACATATCACAGCCATAGACATACCTAGCATTGCGGTGTTATCGATGACAATATGACCTAGAAAATCTAGATAATCAATGTCTTGTGATAACGGAAATAAAAGAAATGCGGTGAGTATTATAGCAAAGGATGCTCCACTGGTTCTATAACATGCAATAATAATCGCAATGATCAGTGGTACTGCTAGTATAAACAGATTTTCAAGACGATGTTCTGTCAGATAGGGGTAGTAATAAAATAGAAGTGGCCCACCAACAAAAATAAATGCATTGTTGAATACATACGCTAGACTAACTAATAGTATTAGCACATACCATTGCTCGTCAAAAAAAGGATGGCCGATGTGGAAATCCACATCAGCCACACTTAATAATAACAAGATAGGAAGTAGATAACTACTTGCGTGACATATGAAGTTTTTCATATGCAATAACTGCCCCTTTGTGCGTAGGTACATCAGCATTAAATGCGTTCATCTTTGATTCATCAAATCCTGATACCATCTTAGATGACTTACGATATACTTCTGCATTTTTGTGAAGCGCAAGAACTATACTTTCCACAATAAAGGGGTCAACATCTTTATTGACCCACAACATGTAAGGAAATGTTAAAATTCTTGTTTCTGCCCGAATGGAAGGCGTTTTGGGGTGGGGTTGTACAGTGATAACTTCAAAACCAGGCCAACCGTCTAGTAGACGTTGTTCTGCCTCTCCGTTGTTCAGAGACAACATTCGAATACCACCATCAATTCCTGCCTGAAGTTTCTTTGCATGGCCGGAACCAATAGCAATAATGGTTGCGTCTACATATCCATTCGAAAATGCTTTCCAATTTCCTGGCAAAGATGTTACAGGGACAGGACGAACATCAGCAAATGTCATCGCTGGATTTGCGTTTAGAAGTTTATGCTTGATGTTCCAGTGGAACCCAGGCGCACCTCTAAATCCAGAGGGCATATTTTTTCCCTTTAGATCATTATAACTCTTGATATCAGAGTTATTGCGAACCGCAAGGCCAGTTTTGAAGAAATGTAGATTTGCAACAAATCTTAGGTTTTCGTGTTTAAATGTACTAGTACGAATACCATTATATGCCCAGTTGAGTGATGTGGGGTTAGAAATACCGAAGTGAATCTGACCCTTATCAACCTTTACCGCATAGATGGATGTGCCACTATGTGATCGTGGGTAAAGTTTAATACCACTTTCATTTAGAGCCTTTGAGAGGGCAAG